TGGGACGACAATGTTGTTGAGTTTCGCAGCTGTCCAAGCCATAAACGCGAGATCTTCAACACCGATTCCGTCTTTCATGTTGGACGCTTTGGATTTGTATTTGCGTTCCCATTCAATAAGAACCCAGAAAGTCGTCGTGACTTCAAAGGTTTGATCTGGAAGTTTTGCTCTTAATGTAAGTTTCATCGCTGACCTTTCGTGTCGGGCCGATGTAGGCCGTGATTATGGGGTGATGTCTTCTGCGTACGATCCAGCAAGGAACGTCACAGAGTACGTACCAAGGGCTCCTACCGCCGTTACCAATGGCAACGCGGCGAGCATGGTATTACTAAAAGTCATCGCAGGATTCGTCGCGCTAACCGCCGCGTCTGGGTCTGGGGTGATGATTACCTGACAAGTGCCTACGCCGACCAAAGATTTTAAAGTGGCATAAGTTTCACTAGCGACGAAGCTGGCATAGAGATCTAGTTGCACTTCGTTAGCTTGAAGACCCGAAGTGTTGGAATGGTAGTTCTTTCCGAATGCATCTGTGACCAAAGGGTCGTAACCGATTGTTACGGTTGCGCCTGAACATTGGTCGGTGATGTCGATGTTTCCAGTTGGGTTTCCGACTTGGACTCGACAGTTTGAAAGATAAGTTGAGGTGGCCATTATTTCTCCTTGGGTTTCTTCTTGGTTTTGACTGTAGTTGATTTTGTTTCTGTGACGGTGGATATGAAACCGCCGTCAAGAAGATATTGAATTGTTTCGTTTGGTTTCGGTTTGTATTCTTCGCCAGGTGTTCCGACCCGGGGAGAAACGACAACGTATTTCACGGGGCGGCCTGCACGTTGACGGATAGTTCGTAGGCGGGAAGACTCGATCCGCCTAGGTCAAGGGTGATCGGGTGTCCTTCAAGGATCCCTGTCATAGATCCAAAACAGAGCGCAGCGGTGTTTAGAAGCGTTCTAAGGGCGTCTAAATTGCTTGGGCCTGTGGAGATGAGCTGGACAGGAAATGTCATGTTAGCGACGCCCCTGGAATAGGTGGCAAAACTGGGAGCCCCAACCAGGACGAACCCTGCTCCTGGGGTGATATTACGAGGATCTGTCACGACTCGAAGACCTGTCACTTCGGCGAGTTTCGCGGCAAGGTTATTTAGACAAGTGTTGAATAGATCGTTGTAGTTTTGAACGGCCATGATTAAGCGATCTGGGGACGGTTCACGCCGAGCAGTTGCAAGATCATCGGGGTTATTCCAGGCGTCGGGACTGTTGACATCGAATCGTAACTATTGAAAGAATCCATAGATCCGCGCTGGCGGTAGTAGGCCGCGCCAATCATTCGTGTCGCAAGTGTGACGTCTCCAGAAGGACTATTTACCAAGTCGTCAAAGTAACCAGATTGAGAACGTTTGCGATATGCGTAGGCGTTGGCGGCTTCTGCACAGGAAACGAGAAAGGTTTCGTCTTCTTCTGTGGCTACTGGAATTCCTAGGTAGCTGGCGATGTATTCCCAAGTTATCCATTCGCAGGTTGTTGAGTAAACGACGGTTCCTTCGAATGCTTGGACGCGCTGTACGTCATCGCCTTCGCAAGCGTAGAGAACTTGGTTTTCTAACGGGACGCCGAGGTTGTATTGAAGAAACCCTGTTGTCGCATTAACACCTACAAACAAATAACCAGGCGTCGCAAGGATTGTAAAGTTTCCGTCAAAGTCACCGCCAACATCGTCAACGGTTATTGACTGGCCGACTACAAACGCATTCGGTTCCAGCGTTTGAAGTACGGCGTAGTTTGATAGCAGCTGTTTAGAGCTGACGTTGTAGGTTTGGGTCATGGCGGTTACGCCGCCTTTCGATTAGTCGGCGACGATAATTGACTGAACGAATTGGCTATTTGCTGGGCTCGCTCCGACTGTCTGGAAGAACGTTGCGAAGTAGCCGTAGTAGGAGAATGTGCGACCGAGTAGATCTGGGTTCTCGATTGAGCGCATTCCTTGTTGGGCTTCGTACAGTTCGCAAGCTGGGCCGTGAACGATAAGCATTGTTCCGCCTGGCAAGTTGCCGTCAACTACAAGGTCAAGACCCAATGGGTTCATTCCTGACCATGATGTCGCGTTTCCTGCGCCGAGTGTGTTCTGTCCTTGTAGGCCAGCTGCACCGATGCTTGGAAAAATTGGTCGCTTGCTGTCGTCTAACTGGCTTCCGAGGTAGTACCAAGTGGAAGGGTCAACGATCATATGAGTCGGGAACAGGTTGGTCGTTGCGGAAATATTTGCAGCGGCTCCGTAGATTCCGTTCATTAGTGAAGTGATATCTCCCGAAGTAATTGTCCATGTGTAACCCGATGCTTGTTTCGCTGCGACAAGTGCGTTCGCTGCGATTGTGTCGGTCTGCTTCATGTATTGACCTGCGAGATCGTCAAGAATGACGGTCATTGCTGCGGGATCGGTGAAGTCCATTGTCTGTTGGGCAATAAATATCGAGCCAGCTACGGTCTGTTTTGCGACCGAGTTCGCGTCAAGAATCATTGTTTGTGAACTCACTTGCGAACCTTGTGGGCTCTGCACACCTGCCGATGTGTGTTGCGCGATTGTTGCGCGTGTAAATGTTGCAGCTGCTCCAGGCATCGCGCGAGTCCCGAGGGCCGACACGATTGGTCTGACGAAGTTGTAAGATTTGAAAACAGGTCCGAGCGTCGGCACAGGGACCAGGCCTGGCACATCAGAAACGAGGTCTTGCTCGCTTGCCGCTTGTAGCGCACTATTGCCAGCGGTTGCAGCTTCACGATATGCAGCGTTCACCTTGCGGAACGTGTCTCCGCCGATGTGCATTGCTGCGATGTATTCGCCTGCTGACGGCATTTTGTAAGCGCGTTTTGCTTCTGCAAAAACGATTGGGGATGTTGGAATTGTTGCCTCTACTGGGGCGACTGGCGTTGCTTCGGACATTGGTTCATTCTCCTGTGTAGGTTCTTGGATTTCATTATTGTCGGAATCTTCTTCGTCGTGGTGGATACTCTCGTCGCTTGTGGCGGCGACTTGTGTTATGACGGCCCCAGAGAATGCAGGACGGCCCGTGACGAGCGACAGTTCTAACCAGTCGGCAGCCTGGACGAGCATTGTTCCGTCTTGCATCATTTTAAATTTTGTTGGATTCACACCCACAGAAACCGAGTCGATGACTTGGTCAAGCATGAGTTCTAACGCGATGTCGGCCTGGGGAATCTTGCTTAATTTTGCGGTGAACATCATTCCTTGTGGGGTGTCTACACGCTCGGAGACGATACCGACGGCCTGTTCCGAATCGTGGTTCATGTAAAGTTTCGGGGCTTTCCCAGTTGCCGACAATGAACCAGGTTCAAAGATCACCTTGGTTCCGTCAGAAACAGTCGCCGCTACACCATAAGGAACCGCCACCCCCGAAACGCTCCGTTTAGGTGCCGCGCCTTCGATCGGTGCGGCTGCGTCGAGTGTGATATCTCCTGAAATAAATTTTATCATTGTGCGCCTACTTGGTTTGGTTGGACTATTGGGACTAGTGGATATTCGTCTTGGCCGTCTTCTTCTGTTTCAATCATTTCGGACAAGTAATCGTCAATGTCGAATCGGACGCAAATATTTTTGGGAAGAACGTTTTGCATGGACAACGTTTCTTGGATGCAGTTCATGTACGCGCGCGCGCCGAAAACGTATAGATCTTCTCTTGCGCCTTGATTACTGGAATATGAATAGCTGCCAATATCTAATCCAGCAAGGAAGAATGGGACATTGCACAAACGCGCGGCCTCTTTCGCTTGAAATTCGGCGGCTTCCATAAGCATCATTTTTGACGGGTCGGTTCCTGTGGGTATGTAATCGACGTACTGGTTTAAGGCGGCCGTCTGGTTTGAGAGACGCGCTTGATTGAAACTGCTTGCGAGTTGCGCCAAACCTTCCGCGTCTAGGGGCTCGCCCGAAACTTGTTTTAAGATTGACGCAGGGATTGACGATGTCGCGTTGCGTAAACGTGCGTTTTGTAATTCGATTGCGGTAGCCACAATTTGCGGTGACTGGTACAGAATGCCTTGGATCGGTGACACAAACTGGATTACGTCTTCATAAGGAAGTTCCGCACCTTGAAAGAAAATTTGTTTTGACGTACCGTACGCGACGACTGGCGGAATGATGTCAAGTGTGTTTACCATTGCCGCAGGTAAACGAGAGAACGAAGCGGGAAGTCCTGTTGCCGCGTCACGACTGGACACCCAAAGGAAAGCCCGACCAAAGAAAAAAAGATCATCAAATAACCAGGCCATAAAAGCGGCATAAGAAAGTTGAGGATCTGGTTGTTTCATCCAGGCTTTCGGTGGCAACGGGATTTCTTCTTCTTCAAGTGTCTCTGCGTTCCAGCGCATTTGATACATCTCTAACGGGGTGCATGAAAGAACCGACGCCAAAAGATCTCGACTACGACTGATCGTTGCAACCGACATCGCTTTATTTCTTGCATCGCCAGAAACATAAGAATAATATTTACCGATCGAAGCTTCTCCCGAACCGTTAGATCCGTACATCCCGCCAGCTGCGGCCTGAATGCCTGAGCCGTCTTGATGCGGAGAAATTGCCGCTTTCGTGACGCGGTTAAATAATGCCATGAGTCAAGTGTGCCACAAGCCAAAGAGAATCGGGTGGCACTCGGCCGATCGGTTGCGGTATCCCGACGATAGGCAAGGGATGACCGAGTGCCTTAGCGATCTTAACGATTAGAGAATGCGATCATGGGTTTACCGCGATCCTTCGGTTTCGCACCGTAGGCCGCAGCCCAAACGAGCAGACGTGCAAGTTCTATTGGCCCGCTGGAACGTTGCGAACTAAGAGCTATGGAACCTTGCGTTTTGACGGCTACTGCCCTGGCGACGTGTTCGGCTAGTTGGGTGGATCCGTCGTGTAACAACATTTTTTCGTGAATCATATTGCGCGCGGTGGCCGTGTATTTTTGGATTTCTAAATAGCCGACAATGACTCGACGTTTTTCATATCTGACAGGCCAATGAATGTCAATGCTTGGAGAGATCAGAAACGAGATTGCAGGGTTCGCCGCCAGGCGTTCTACTTCCATTAGGAGAGCTGCAAAAGATTCAACTACGAATTCAACTGTCGCTACTGCGCGCTGGTCTGGTAACTGCACTACACGCAACCCGTAATATCTGGCCGAGTCAATAGAAGATTCAATGGCTACGACGCCGCCTTCGGGTATTGGGTCATCGCATTTGAGAGACGGCCATAGTCCGGGGGCGATCCAACCTTTATCGGATGAGACCCACAGGTTGCAGGATGCTCGAAGAAACTGGGCGCGATCGGGTGACTGCGATTCCGCTAGCAACGTCTCAACGGTAATTGTGCGACCGAGACTTGGGTTCCCGTATCCCCAACTAGACGGCGACATCGGATCCATGTCTGGACTTGGCGACCATTCCGCCATGTGAAACGAAGTCGGTTCTCCTTTGTCAATCGCGCGCAACCCTTGTTCACGGAATCGAAGCATTGAAACAGACTGTTCGGTTCCGCTTGTAGACCAGCACGAAAGCAACGGAGATCGTCTGGCGCGCATTGAAGGCAGGAGACCCCCGTCGATTGCGGCTGGGCTCATGTCCCAAATTTCGTCGGCGATGATGAGATCGTTTGACGTACCGTGACCGACGGAAGGTTTTGCCGCACGAATAATCCATTTAGAACCAAAGTATTCGTCTGTCATTTGCACATAGTTCCGACCGTATGCGCGACCGATCTTTGCTCCGAATCGTTCTTCCATGATGTCGGCCAGGGCATCAAACAAGTTCACCGCCAAGTCAAGACGGTTACTAGTCGACAAGATGCTTTGTTTTTCCCCCCGAATTTTAGAGAGTCCAGTTAGCCAGAACCCAACTAACGCTTGGGTAGCCATTGACTTTCCTTGCTGTCTGGCGGTTGACGTTAACGAAATGCGGTGCAAAAGATCACCGTTTTCATCGTGTAGAAGCTGCGCGAACAACGTGCGACATTGCCAAGGAAACAACTCGATCGCAAGATGATCGCGCGCCCATTCAACAACTAACGGCCCATAAGAACCAGCCGCATCGGGTAGCACCGTTTCCAACCTGGGCAAGTCCTGACCCAAACCACCGCCCAGTTCAAGACTTTCAGATAGAGGAAAGCG